AAGATATCTACTCACAATGCATTACAAGGACGCTTGATAGACAAGGAATGGTTTATTTAACCTTTACGCCTGAATCAGGCATTACTGAGGTAGTGCAGAACTTTACAACGAATTTAAAACCTAAACAGGCTCTTATTACAGCAGGTTGGGAGGATGCAGACCATCTAACTGACGACATGAAAGAGCAAATCTTATCGGCTCTACCACCTCATGAACGTGAATTGAGGTCAAAAGGTATTCCGATGATAGGTTCAGGGCTAGTATTTCCTATAGATGAGGACAGTTTAACCTGCGAACCTTTTCAAATACCCGAACATTTTGCAAGAATTGCTGCAATAGACTTTGGTTATGACCACCCTACAGCAGTTGTATGGGTAGCATGGGACAGAGATGAGGACATTGTTTACGTCTATGACTGTTATCGTCAGTCAAAACAGACGCCTGACTACCACGCAGGACACATCAATCAGCGTGAGGGCAGTCATTTTATACCTATAGCGTTCCCACATGACGGATATCAACACGATAAAGGGTCAGGAGTAACACTTGCAGAGCAATATAGACACGCACACGTCAATATGTTGCCGTTTCACTTCGAGAATCCACCTGCATTAGGCGAAAAAAAGGGTGGAAATAGCGTTGAAGCAGGGTTAATGGAGATGTTGACAAGAATGGAGCAAGGAAAGTTCAAAGTTTTTAACACTTTGTACGATTGGTTTGAAGAATTTAGGTTATATCATCGTAAAGATGGTAAATTAGTTAAAATTAAAGACGATTTAATGTCTGCAACACGATATGCAACCATGAGTTTGCGTTATGCTGATACAGAAACGTCAAAATGGAACAAAAAGGGTCGATTAGGACCTGATGTAGCAATCGTTTAGGAGAAATATTATGGCATTACCACTACTAGGATTTTTAGGCAGAACTGCTGCTATGAAATTCGCAAAAAAAATGGGCAGTAATAATACTGTCAAATTATTAAAAGAAGCAGAAAAAAAGTTCCCAAAACTTGGAAATAATGCGAGAAGACAGTTTGAAAGTGGCAAATAATGGCTGAATTGAACGGAAAAATGACTGATAGTGAATTAGCAGCTTATTTAGAGTCAGAAATACAAAGTTCAACAGGTCATATGAACAGCGAACTCTCAAATCAAAGAGAAGACGCTATGAAATATTATTTGGGTGAAAAATTTGGCAATGAAATAGATGGTCGTTCTGAAATCGTTACAACTGATGTCAGAGATACTGTCGAATACATTATGCCGTCATTGATGAGGATATTTACGACTCATAACAACATAGCTGAATTTGAGCCACAAGGACCTGAAGACATTCCTATGGCAGAACAGGCTACCGATTACGTCAATTATGTTTTTAACAAGCAAAATAACGGCTTTAAGGTCCTTTATGATGCCTTTAAGGACGCACTTATAAGCAAAACAGGTATTGTTAAGCATTATTGGGAAGAAAAAGACGAAAAAAAGACGGAAACTTACACAAATCTGACAGATGTCGAATATCAGAGTATTTTAGCCAATGACGAGCTAGAAGTGTTAGAACACACAGAAGAAGTGCAATCTGAAGAAGTTTCTGATGAAAATGGTATTGTAATACAGCCTAAAGTGTCTACACATGATGTAAAAGTGTTGTGTGAAAAAAAATATGGGCAAGTTAGGATTGCTGCTGTTCCACCTGAAGAATTTTTAATATCAAGAAGAGCAACAGACTTAGAATCTGCTCATTTTATTTGCCATAGAGTTAAAAAAACTGTTTCAGACCTAGTACAAGAGGGCTACAAACAGTCAATTATTGATTCTGTAAGGGACTACACGGCTTCACAAGCAGAATATAATGAAGAAAGACTTGCAAGATTTAGTTTAGATGATGATTCTATTCCTCCTGACGAGGGCATAGGTGCGTCAAGGCAGATATGGGTAGATGAATGTTACATCAAATTAGATGAAAACAAAGATGGAATTGCAGAACTTAGAAAGATAACAAAAGTTGGTAATGTTATATTGGACAACGAAGAAATCGACATGATTCCTTTCTCAACAATATGCCCATTACCGATTCCTCATAAGTTTTACGGAATGTCGATAGCTGATACTGTCAAAGATATCCAATTAATCAAGTCTACAATTATGCGTAACCTGTTAGACAATATGTATCTTACAAACAATGCAAGATACGCAGTTTTATCAGGTCAAGTAGAGTTAGATGATTTATTAACATCACGTCCGGGTGGCATTGTAAGGACTAGAAGTCCTAACGCCGTAACAGCGTTGCCCACTCCACAAATACAACCTTATGCTTTTCAGATGGTTCAATATTTAGACGGAATTAGAGAAGAAAGGAGTGGGGTATCTAAAATGACACAAGGACTCAATCCTGATGTACTAACATCTCATGTAACGTCAGGTGCGATTTCAGCAGCTACAGAGTCTGCAATGCAAAGAGTAGAATTAATAGCTCGTATATTTGCTGAAACAGGAATCAAAGATATGTTTAGAAACATATATTCGTTAGTACAAAAATATGAAGATAGAAAAAAAGTTTTTTATTTAAACAATAAGTTCGTTCCACTCGATGTTTCTAGGTGGGCAGACAAACTTAATTGCACAATAAACGTAGGCATAGGTAGTGGTAGTCAGCAAACTAAACTGCAATCTATGAGTAGTATAATGAGTATTATACAAAAACTAATAGAAGTTGGTGGTATGAATACACTTGTAACATCACAAAACATTTACAACGCTGTAAGTGAGTTTGTTACACAAGCTGGATATAAAAATCCAAACTTGTTTGTTAGCAATCCAGCAATGATGCCACCACCACCACCACCACAACCTACTGTTGATGAAAAAATTGCAACACAAAAACGACAAGTAGAATTGAAAAAACTTGAAACAGATGCAGAAGTTTCTGTTATGGAACTCAAACTTAAAAAAGATATGGCAACTGTTGAACTTGCAATCAAACAACAAGAACTTGAAATTAACAAACAAGAATTAGAAATTAAAAAAGCAGAACTTGCATTAGAAGTAACACAAGAAAGACCTGTTAAAATTGGCAATGACTAGTAGAATAAAACAAAGAAGATTGATTTCGAATAAAATAAGAAAGTTAAGACAAGAGGGTAAAACACAAAAAGAAGCAGTAGCAGAAGTGTTAA